CATTTCTTCCTCCTAACCACTCTCCATTCTCCCTCTTGTATTATTCTTATATAGAGTAAATCCATTAACTGATTTGAATTAAGCTCTCCATCTTGCCATAAATCTTCATCAGGAATTACTTCCCAATTATTTAAATCATAATACTCTTCAATATTTTTCATTTATTTTCCTTCTTATTTATTTTCTGTTGTCTCTTCCATTTTTTAATTTCTTCATGTTTACGTCTGCGTTCCTGCTTACGTTCTTTGGCTTTTTTGTTTGGCATTATTGCTCCTTAATCATTTTTCTTAGTTCTTTTTCAAAGTTTTTGATGATATTTTCCTTTACCCTTACCTCACCCTTAAGTAAATCAACTTCTTCCATTAAAAGGGCAATTTCACGCAAATAAATACCATGTTTGTCTGTATCTGTAAGTTTTCCTGCCAATTCTTTTATAATATCCATTGAAATTCCTTTATTTAAAAAAAAAGGGCCTCACAAAATGCTATTGGCCCTATTATTATTAGTCGTTAAGTGCTGTTGGTTCAAAACAGCTTGTTTTCATTGTTAATGAATCACCTAAACCATCACCATCTCTATCAACATACCAGTCTCTTGCACCATCTCCACCACATTCTCCACACTCATCTCTGTCGTTAGTTGAACAGAAATCATCAACATCATTACCATTTAAAACCCAACCACCTACGATGCTGTTGTTTATGTGAGACACGTTTGAGACTTCCTCAAGATAGTCTGTTGTATACTCTCTACTCTTCCACTCAAAAACATATCCTTTGCCATGAACGTCTCTGTTAAAAGCAAATGTTTCTTCAAATGTCCAAGTGTCAAATATAGACACATCTTCAGCTTCTTCGTCTGCTGGTATCACTTCAGGTTCTTTGTCATCTTGCTCTAATGCAATCAATCTATCAAGCATATTTGCTACAAGCAAGTCGATTTGGTCTTGGTCAGATGCTGTATTATTTACTTTTGCTGAGTTAAATGTAACCCAAAAAGTTAACATCACAAGTATTGCCCAAACACATTTCATTTGTTTTTCCATCTCTATCTCCTTTTTTGTTTTACGGCATTAATTTGCCTTCGTTTTCGTCTACTCCATAATACTCATATTCTGTTTGTCCTTTATAATCCCATATATGAATACTAAATCTTAATATCATTTCCATATCACTTAGTTCTGGCATATTATCCCAATCATACCCAAGTTCACTACCACCTTGTTCAAGGAAACTATTTGCATGGTCTGCTATTTTACTCATTTTTTCTCCTTATATTCTATTATATGTATTGCTCTTGCCATACCAGAACACTCATAACACCAATACTGAGAATCATCAACACCTTCTACATATTTATAATAAGAATCTCCATCTATTGATATATAGCTGTTTATATCTACCCATATTTTTTCTGATACTTCTTCAGAGCCACATATCTCACATACAATTAGGTCATCTTCTCTTAGTTTTCTAAGGTCTTCTCGCATTTTCTTTGTTGTTTTTAGCATATTATATCCTTTCTTAATATAATCCTTTTTGTATTTCTTCTTTATATTTTTCTTGTAGTCCTGTTGTATGATGTGGTTTTTCAAGCACTCGCAGTATTGAATCAGCATCATATCTTTTTACATCTATTAACCACCTTACAAAGAATAAAAACTCGTCATCTGTATTAATTTTCATCTCTATCTCCTTTATTATTATTTCTTTTTATAATCCTTAAACTGTTTTGTAACAATTTTGCTCTTACTCATTTTAGTTAATTCTTCTTCAGTTTCAAAACACTTATTACTTTCTCTATATTCAAGGTATTTCTTGCTATATCTTCTTATTTCTTTACAAAAATATTTTTCCCCATGATATTTGTTCAACCAATCATAAACCTCTTTTTTGTTCATAAAGTCAGTTCCAACTGAGAAAGTAAAACCACCTTTTGATTTATAACTGATATGATTTTTATCCTTAAGAAATTTATAAGTTATTGTATATTGTTTCATTTGTTGCTCCTTTATTATTTCAAAAATCTTTGTTTCTATTTATTATACTTAATCAGTTTCAAAAAAGTTCCCAATTATTTTTTCTTCTCTTTAACTTCAAAATTATCTTGTATAATTTCCCAACAAACATCTGTACAGGCATAATCTAACATTTTTTTAAGGTTTCCAAGAGAATCTAAAATTTCTTCATCAGTCATATTATCTACATTTGTTTCAGAGTCATCAAACAAGTGCCTAATATCTTCTGCACAAAACTCAGTTTCTGCTTTAATAGTTTTCATTTTATATTGCCCTGTCATTTTTTACTCCTTCATCATCACCATTAAAAGCCAAGCTTTCAAGTAATTTAATGCGTTTATCAAGTGCCTTTATTTCTTTTATATTGCAATGAATATATACTTTATACCCTACATAGTGAAAACCTATATATTCACATATTTTATCGAATAAATTCCATATTGTTTTAATCATTTTTTCTCCTTTGTTATTAAAATGCTTGTATTATAAAAGAATCAGAATCCTC